CTCTTAGTTCTTCTGATTCTCGTGTAAGCTCAAATTCAACAAGTCTTAGTTTTTCTTGTGCTACTGCTAGTTCCTCACTAACATCAACGCCTTTTTCTTGAAAAAATAAAAGTTCTTGTATCTGTGCTTGTAATTCTTTTTTTTGTAATCTTTCTTCTGCTGTTGCAAGAGCCTCTCTTCTTTGTGCCTCTGTAACTCTATCTTTTGCATCTGTTAATTCATCTTCTGCATTTGTTAATATTTCATCTTCTCCTGATAAACCTTTTATCAAATCTAAGTAAATTTTAAGTTGAGGAATAGATGATTTTTTTAGTACTGTATTAAACTTTTCAAACTCTACTCTCTGATTTGATTGTTGTTGTCTTTGTTTTTGTTGTTCTTTGGCTAAAAAAGCTGTTTGTATTCTATATAAATTAGTTTCATCAGTAGTTCTGTTTGTGATTTCATTAATAAATCTTTGTTCCTCTGCTAACTCTCTAAAATTATTAATCAGATCAAAAATATTTCCATCAATATCTCCCAATCTATCTAAAGCGAGAACAAGATCAATAACAGCTCCTGCTGCATCTCCAAAACCAGCAATCAAACTTGGAGCTACATTATCAACTAAATCTCTAAATTTTGGAAGTAATATTGCTAAAGCAGGTATAAGTTCTTTACCTATTTCCTCTCTTAATGTTCTTAACTCAGCCTCTACTGCTCTTGATTGGTTAGCAAAAGAAAAGAATGTCCTATCAAGATCTCCTATCTGAACTGCTGCCTTTTCATTAATTAAACTAAGAGTTGCCAAAGCCTTTTCTTGTTTTGTTAATTGTTCTGCTGTATTTTTTGAAGTAAGTTCTAAAGCTCTAGTATTAACTTCAGCACTTAAAATTGCTATACCATAAGTTTTTAGTGCTTCATTTTCTCCGAGAAGAGCTGATTGAAATGCCCTCAAAACCGGCTCTGCACCAGCAGAAATGTTAGAAAAAGATGCAACATCTGCTGCTACCTTTGTAAGTTCTATTGCTAAATCTGCTGATTCTTCTTGTGTAAATCCTATACCCTGAGCAACTGCTCCGAGAGTAGCTTGTAACTGTTGTGCCTCTCCAACAGTAAGACCAGCTTTATTTGCAAAATCTTCAAGAAACCTAGTTGCTCTTTCTGCTGCTGATCCAAATGTAGTATCAAATGCAGCCGCAGCCTCATCAGCATCTACTGCTGCTTGTACTGCACTTTTAGAGAAATCAAATAAAGCCTTTGCAGCAAATATTGCACCACCAGCTATTGCTGTTTTTTGTAACCCAGAAAGACTAGTACCAAATTTTTTAGCCTTTTTCGTTCCCTCTTCTGCCTCATCATTAAAATCTTTAAGACCACTAGAAATACTCCTAAAACCCCTAGCTGCTTTATTGACTCCAACCAAGTCAATAATCATCTCTAGTGTTGCACTAGCCATTATCTATTCCTTAACTTTCTTGTTGCGTTTGCCTCTGTCATTGCTTTTGTTTCTTTTTTATTCCTATCAATGTAGTATAACTTCCAAGCCTCAAACTCTTGAACTGACATCTTCTTTCTTAGCTCATCAACTGTCATTCCGAGCTCAAGAGCTAAACGAAACTCAAATGCTACTTCTTCATTGTTCTGGAAACTTATCGGCTATATTAGCCTGATCCTCCTTTGTCCAAGCCATACATTTATAGATACCTAGCAATATTTGATCTATTACTTGTGATGTAGCATTTTGATAAAACCTTTCTACATCATCTAGTGAATCAAGTTCAGGATCTTTTAAGCCTTTGAGAAGTAAGTTTTTTTCAAACAAAACATCATCTCTTATACCATTCTCATCTTCTGATAGTTCATTGATTGCAACAGTATCTGCTTTTGTCAAACCCTGAACAACAACAGTTTTTCCCCATTGTTGGAGTTCAACTTCCTGCTCTTTTAATGCTGGAGGATTAGTAATATCCTCAAGTTTCAATCTTTTCATATAGATCTCCTTTTATAATTTAATCTATATTTTAAGCAGTACCCTCTGTTATATCGCCTGTAAGCTGAAAAGTTGCTGAAAAACCTACTGCACCAGCAATATCTGGCGATCGGTCGTATGCAGTCAATATAGCTTTTCCACTAGCTTTTGGATTACCTCCGGTTGTTCCTATTGGATAGAACTCAAAATCAACTTCTGATCCTAGAATACCTGTGAGATAACCATTAACTGTTGCATCAAAACTACCTGATAGCGTTATTGTGCCATCCTTAAGCCCTGATACAAAAGCCTTACTAGAGTTAGAAAAAGCAGATACCTCTGCAACATCTGCTGTTCTTGAAACTGATACATCTGTTAAGACATTAGATACATCTCTGATTGTACCTCCAGAATCATCAAACTTAAATGCTGCGTTCTTTCCATGTGTAAATGTCGGCATTATTCTCCTTTATTATCCCTGTCCAAAACTTATTGCAACTGTAAAACTAGGAGTTGATCCTCCTATTGTTAGAACAGCTCTTGCATATCGTGCTGGATTGCTTGTACTTGTTTTAAATTCAGATCCTACTGCTGTTTTCTGAGCAAATGTTATGTAATCAGAAAACGAAGCATTATCTGCACTCGTTTGTATTTTGGCATCTAATGTTGGAGAACTACCACTTGCTGCTAACACATGCAATGATGCTCCACCTCCATTTGTACCTGCTGCCCCAAAATCAACTGATGTTTCAGTTGAAGTAGTAGTAAAAGCTGCTGGAGCAACCAGACTCTTACCATCAAAACTATCATCACTAAATTGAAAAGCAACTGCTACTGCAACAACTCCTGCTACATCTGCTGATCTATCATAAGATGTTTCTATAACAGATCCTAAAGTTGCAGGATTGCCTCTTGTGTAACCTATTGGAGCTATTGAAAATGCAGCTCCTGTGCCTCCTAATTGTGCTAAATATTCTGCATCAGAATCAGGGCTTGAAGTTTCAAAGTACCCGGATGCTGTTGCTGTTCCATCAGTCAATCCTGATATAAAAGTCTTTGATGATGAACTAAATGTACTTGTTTCATTTACATCTGCTGTTAGTGATACTGCAACATCTGTTAGAGTCGTACTTAAGTTGGTGTTATCTAAAATTACAACTGCATCTTTACCATGAGTAAAAGTTGGCATTATTCACTTACCTCCCAAGCCTCATTTTCAGGAGTTTCTGGATCATCTGCCATAAAACTACCATCTTCTTTTCTAGCTCTTTTTTTAGTTGTTTTAGTTTTTTTTCCACTATCAAATTTTACTGCTGCATTATTCTTTATCAAACTTTTGGCTATTTTATCTGGAACATCTACAACATCTCCCGGCTCAACTCTTTTTTCTTCTTTGCCATCTGGATAGTTACTTCCTACTAATATTTCTATTTTCATCCTATTACCTCAATATTAAATGTTACTCCGAGATAAGAAGTTCCCTGTGAAACCTCATATTCTCCATAATCTGTTGCTGATACCACTCTAGCAGACATTGCAGCACCTCCCAATGTTGCATCAGCCTCTATGGCTGCCTTAACACTTGATGCACCACTACTTGCGAGAAAGGCATCAAGAGAATCTTGAGCACTAGCTGCATCAACTCTTTGTATGTAAAGTATCACAGGTATCTCATAAGTATCAGCACCTCTTGCCATTGTTGTATCAAAACTAAGTGTATTGAATGGAGCAATAATTATTGCAGGTGGATCTAAAAAATCAGGAACTGTATCGTAAACTGTTACACCTGATATTGTTGCAAGTCTTGTTTTGAGTCCATCACGAATACTTGAAAAAGTAGCCATTATTTAACTGACCTAGCTATATCTTGTGCTATTTTTTCAAACATTTTATCAAGATCATTTTTAATTTCATCTTTCATTTCAAATACTGTACCACCAATAAAAGGTTTCATTTTCAAACCTCTTTTGGATATTGCTCTTGCTACTAAGAAAGAATTAAGTTTTGGAGATCCTCTTCTTGCCCATTTGTATAAATCTGAGCCCTCTTTGTAAGGTGGGAAAAAAGGTTTTGTTTTTTTTACAGGTCTATAACTTCTATATATAGGCTTACCATGTAAGAATATTGCCGATTTTGATGATGATGCTAACTTAACTCCTCTTACCATTCTAAGTGCATTTGTATTACCAAGATTTGCTGTAAAGATAGATCTCTTTGTTCTACCTGTTGATTTACTTGATTTTGATTGTGGAGATGGAGGTAAGCTCAATCTATCTTGAGCATCTTTCTTTAATTTTCTTTTTATCTCGTTAAATGTATCTACTGATCTTTTGTTAAATATTGTTTGATTATTTATTGCTTTACTTAAATCCAAAGCTCCATTTAGTGTAAGTTTCATGCTCCATAGATCCTATTCCTATTTACTTGAGTTATACCTACGAATGGTCTCCCTGCTGCTAATGTTACAGTCTTTTTCTTAAACTTTTTACAAAGTGTCTTAACATCAGGATCTAACTCTGATAGAAAAATAACCGGTGCATTGCCTGTTTCGGGATTGCCACTAAATCCCATTGGGCTATTCTTTCTCTGGAATAATCTAGCAGCTTGTATAAGTGTCGCCTGTTGTATCGCTGCCGGAACTGTTTCACTCCCAGATTGCACCGGAAACCCAAAACTCGCTGTAACTTTTAATCCTCTTGGATATTTAGTTGGTAATACTTTACCACTAACCTCTATTGCCATGACTATCTTATCAAATGGCATCTTAGGATCTAAGTTTGCTGCATTATGAGGATACAGATAATAATCTGTATTAAGTGTTAATGTTTCGTGATCTGATCCATCAGAGTTCAGAGTCTTTACAACTAGATTTGCTGTTGTAGCTATGTCATCAACCATTACATAATCTGTGAATTCACAGTCATAAAATCTATCTTGAACATCACTTTTATAAAAAACTCTGCCACAGAAGTCATCAATAGATGCACTTGCTGCATCTAGTGCAAAATCTAAATTGTTATCTTGAGCTGTTCCAGACATTCCTAGAAATGTCTTTAACTCGCTCTTGTCCATATACTGATGGCTCATCTAACTCCTCATCAAGATCATCCAATAATGGATCATCAAACCACATATTTATTTATTTTCTTTTGGTTTTACTGCTTTTGTTTCTGGTTTCTTTGCTGCTTTTTTGGTAATACCACTTGGGATTTCATCTCCCATACCAGCAACTAACACTCCGGATGTAAATGGGCATTCTTTACCCTGTTGCATTTTCCCGGTCTTGTTATCTTTCCAAACCATTTGATTTTCTTTTTGTACAATTTTCATGTTTTTCTCCTTTTGATAATGGATAGCAGAGTCCACAACCTCTGTTTTTAACACAAAAGTGTGGCTCTGCTTTTCCATAAATTTATTCTATATCGTTGATTCTTGTGAATGCCTGTGGTTTATATACAGCTAAGGCATATCGTAATGATGCTTTGACTGTTAATATATCTTTTCCAAAGTCGCCATCTGCTGCATTCTCAGAGATGGATAGTTCCATTCCTCTTCTGAATACATGGTTAGCGGCTAAAGATCCACCGAAAGCACCTACAACTACATCAATAGTAGTTCCAACTGCTCCACCGATTTGAGATGATTTGGTAACAGGTAATCCCCAAATTGTAGGAACTCCAGCTAATGCTGATGCACCTAACATGAAGTTATTATTACCATCTACTTGAGCTACAAGTGCGTTATAAGCCGCAGGGCTCATAAGAACTGCATCTGGGCTCAATTTACCATTTACCTCAACATCTTTTATACCATCCAAAATTGTTCTCAACTTACCTCCAGCTGTTGCTGGGAAAGCTCCTGCTGTGTATGTAATTGTGTTAATACCAGCGTGTTGAGTTAATCCTCTAATATTTGGTGCAACTGCTCCACCGATTAGAAATTCTTTCTCTAATCTCTGCATAACATGATTAGCTAATCTGCCATCAAAATATGCTTGTGCTCCAGCTTGATCTTCAAGTAACTCTGCTGTTATTGGAAGAGTTGTAATGAATTTCGAGATTGGTGCAGTAACTGAAGTGTAAGTAAACGCATCCTCTGGTGCGGCACTTCCCTCAGCTTTTTCTGCTGCGTTGTTAGTTGCTCCCTCTTGTAAGAAGTAGTAAGTTGTTTGATCTGTATTAATAGAATCTACAAGATCTAATGCTGGATTAGGATCTGGCTCTATTGCAGGTATAACCTGTTGATAGATTGTATCTCTAGTCCAAACAGAAGTTGTTACAGTAGTTTTTGTTTCAAATGGAATATTTGTTAATCCATGATCTACGAAACTTTTGTACGCATT